ATCAACCTTATCGACGAAACCATGATCAGATACATATTTGCTTGCACTTGGTTTTGTACCTGAGTCACTGACTGGAACGAACTTACCATTCTCAAGATTAAACGACTCAGACTTATGTATGCCACAAGTCTTTAGATTCATGTAACCTGTATGACTGTTGACATAGATCCAACCTTCACACCATTTAGGCTTTTCTGTTTCATCTACTAATTGACCTGATCCATCTTCGTCCCAAGTTTCTTTAGCAACCAAACCTCTGATGTTACCAATTGGCATACTAACACCTGTAAGCTCTTTTAATCTACTTTGTAGTGCTTTAACCAATTTCTCTTTATTGAATCTACTAAAGATTGTTTTACGAATAGCAGGAATCAGATCAAATTCGATATTCTTCTCATCACCAACTTTGATTTGAGCTAAAACACTCTCAACTTCTGTTCTCTCCGTATCATAATCAACCTCTTTTGCCATGTGAACAACTGTTCCAAGCGTAACACCACCTGCAGTATTTGAGAATGATTCCCATCTCTTAACAGTTTCACCTTCTTGGTAATTGTTACCACCTTTAGACCAATTCTCCCAAAGGTCTAAGCCTTTAGCAGGATGCCAATGATGTAAAGCCATACCTATCTTAACCCATTCGTCATTTAAGACTGAAGGATCCAACTTATCAAGAATGTCTAAGACTTTATACTCTTCCATTCCCTCATTACCGATTAGGCCTTCAAAATCACCCAAATCTTCATGTGTAGCTAACCCTTTTTGCTTACCTTTATCTAAGATATTGATTAAGTCTTTAGGTGCTTCAGATTGTAAGAATTCACCGAACAAATCCTCAGACCAGGTGTAACTACCGACTTCTGTTGTACTTCCAACAATGACACATTGTGATCCTTGTGTTAGAAAGTCTATACCTGGATATTGCTTAACTGTTTTCTTAAATGCTTTATCTTTTTCACCAACGTTAAGGTATATATGAAAACCTCCACTAGGTGTAAAGACTGTAGGTGTTAATTCACCATTTAACTTCAAATCTTGTTTTAACTGATTAAAAGATTTATCTCCCCCGTTTCTTGGATCAACATCGATAACTAGATCTCCGTTGCCAATAACCCATCCTAAATTTCCACTGTGACTAAAAATGCGATCTTCATCTACTGCTTTTTTAGTCCAGTTCTCAACGATTGGTCTTTTTCCAGATAACAAGGTCAACCTTTTTCCTGCAGACAGATACTGCCTTATAGTTGAATTGCTTATCATTTCTCTCCTCAGTTATTCGTAATTGAAAGTATCAGTCTTGTCTATTGCATTGTCCCTAATATATTCACTAACCGCATACAAAGTATGGATCGTGTAATTCTTATCTAGACCCTTTGCTAACATCTGCAAAGTGGGGTAAGATATATTAGTAGCATCGGCTACTGCATACAATCTTCGGTCTTTTAAACCTCTGACGATTTGCTCTTGTGACAGAATATCAAACATAGTTTCTCCTATTGGTGATTAAAATCCTTATTATATCTAAATAATGCAGGTTGTAATATATTATTTATTATTTATCAAATATACTTTACATTGATCAAGAACTTAGATATAATGATCTCCGACAACAACTAAAATCATAAAAGGAAAATAAAATGTCAATAGAAAAACAAATAGAAGATCTAACAAGTGCCATTCTTAAATTAGAAAAGAGTCTCGGCTTAGTAAATACAACACCAACCCAGATAACACCAACACCTAAGATTGATGTTAAGGCAGTTAAAGAGTTAGCCAAAAAGAAGATGTCTGAAGGCGTTAAACGTACAACAATCAAAGATCTTATAGTAGAACTTAAAGCAGAATCAATTGCAGATCTAGATGGTGACGGACTGAACTCGTTATACATTAAGCTTGCTAAGTTAGGAGGTGTATAATGGAATGGTTTGATTTACTACTAGGAGCGGGTGTTATGTTTATTGCTTTTTTATTATTTATGATCGAAGATAATATCGAATACAGTCGGAAAGTTATCGATAAGGACAAGAATGAGTGATGAGGTTCGAAAACAAATTACTTTAGATTTATTAGGTCTACCAACAAAATATCTTGCTTTATGTGAGATATTAGCTGAATTGACCGCATCGTCTATAGAAGAAGTAAATGATTCTGTAGATAGATATGTAGAAGAAGGCTATTTTACTTTAGAAGAATTACCACCAGAGGAGAGTATACATTAATGACACAACATGCTAAACTATCTGCATCAGGTTCCGAACGATGGCTTAATTGCCCTGGCTCAGTTCAAGCAGAAGAAAATTATCCACCAGGTAAGTCCAGTCCCTTTGCTATGGAAGGTTCAATGGCACATGAACTTGCTGATCTTTGTCTTAAGAACAATAAAGATGCACTATCCTATGTTGGACAAACAGTCTACAAGAAAAGAGTAGAGAAAGACATGGCAGTGCATGTTCAGGAATACCTGGATTATGTTAGAAGCTTTGAGACAAGTACTACTGAACTTTGTACAGAGGAAAGAGTTGATTTCTCTCATGTAGTACCAGGAGGATTCGGTACCTTAGACTCTGCAGTGATCGACTATGATAATAAGACCTGCCACATCTTTGATCTAAAGTATGGCAAAGGTGTTAAGGTCGATGCTTATCTTAATACTCAAGCACAACTATATGCTTTAGGTATTGGTAACGAATTATCTTTCTTAGGTGAGATCAATACATTTGTTCTTCATATCGTTCAACCAAGAATTTATAACTTTTCTAATTGGATGACAACCTCAGAAGAACTAGATAAATTTGCTAACTATGCTAAGAGTCAAGCAAAGATTGCTTTATCACATGCGAACTACAGACATGCTGGAGAGAAACAATGTCAATGGTGTAGAGCTAAGGGTGATTGTGGAGTATTAGCAGAATGGACTGAGATGGTTATAACTAAGGAGTTTGATAATCTAGAAACCTTAAAAGCTCCCGATGATCTAACTGATATGGAGAAAAGGATAATCTTAGAGAACAAAAAGCTAATTGAAATGTTCTTGAAGGGTGTAGAGGCGTCTGTATTCAGCCAATTAGAGCACGGAGAAAAGTTTGAAGGCTATAAATTAGTTGAAGGAAGATCGATCCGCAGATGGAACGATAAAGCAGAAGCCAAACTCATACAAAGATTAGGCTCAGATGCATATAGTAGGAAGCTAATAGGTATAGGTGAAGCAGAAAAAAGATTAGGTAAGGAGGATATTTCGAAGCTAACTATTAAGCCTTCTGGTAAAACAGCATTAGCACCTGAGTCTGACAAACGTGAAGCTATTAATACTGATCTATTTGAAAATATTGAAAAATAAATATTACAATGTATAAAGTATGATATAATAAACTAAAACGAAATAGGGGTACGAGGTTCGTTTAAACCAAGATATTTTCCTGGTAACCTTTTATCTTTGACATGAACTAATCTATAATTAGTAGTTCCGTCCTCATATCCCTATAATCCAAGCTTGGCCACTTGGATCTGATGAGTTAGCCAATTAAAATATAAATATAAAAGGAGTAATACAATGTCTAAAATGATGTTAAAAAATGTACGTCTATCTTTCCCTTCTGTTTTCAAAAAAGCAAGCTTTGATGGTAACGAAGGTAAATTCGAAGCAACTTTCTTAGTTGATAAAGCAGATACCAAAACCAAGAGTATGTTAGATGAAGCAATTGCAGCAGCAATAGCAGAAGCTAAAGTAAAAGTCCCATCTGATAAGCGTTGCTTAAAAGACGGTGACGATTCAGACTATGATGGTTATGGTAATCACTTCTCTTTTAAGGCAGCAAGTTCGAAACGACCAACTGTTATCGATAGAGACAAAACGCCAATCGTTGAAGAAGATGAAACTATCTACCCTGGTTGCTATGTAAATGCAATCGTAGATATTTGGATTCAAAACAACAAATTTGGCAAACGAGTTAATGCTAACTTGTATGGGGTTCAATTTGTTAAAGACGGTGAAACGTTCGGCTTAGGTGCCACTGACGTTTCAGAAGACTTTGACGACTTAGAAGACCTATAACCTTTAGGGCGTTTCGGCGCCCTTTCTAATTATGAAAAACTTTGTTGTTTTAGACTGTGAAGTCTACCCCAATTACTTTTTGGCCGCTTTTAAAAATATAGATAATGGAAACATTGTTACTATTGAATCAAGAGGTGCCAACAAGTCATTGAGTCCGGAATCTATTCGGAAACTTAGATCCATTATGTATAAGCGTATTACATTTGGCTTTAACTCTATCAAATACGATATGCCTATCATTCTCTTTGCATTGAAAGGTAAGACGTGTAAAGAGATTCATCAGCTTTCAGACTATATCATTGGTGAGAATTCACCTAGTTGGATGACTATGAAAAGGTTTGATCTAATGCAACCTTCAGCAATGTCTCATTTCGATATATGCGAACCTGCACCAGGTGTAATGGTTAGTCTAAAGCTATATGGAGGTAGATTAAACTCTAAACGTTTACAAGACTTACCTATTGAACCAGGAACAATGCTAACCGAACAAGAGATGGACGAAACTCTTGACTACTGTATCAATGATCTAAATACTACTATTGATCTATATCGTAAAGTAGAGGATCGGATCAACTTGCGTTATGATATGTCCGAACAATATGGTCAAGACCTTAGATCTAAATCTGATGCACAGATCGCAGAGGTTGTTATTAAGTCCGAATTGGCTAAGAAATTCCCTAATAAGAGAATTAAAAGACCAACTATTAAAAGTTCAACTACGTTCAAATACGACATCCCTAACTATATAAAGTTTAAAGGTGAACAACTAAGAGAAGCCTTAGAAGTTATTCGTAAGCATCGTTTTGAATTAGATAAGAAAGGTTCGATTAAACTACCTAAAGAATTAAAGTCAATGAAAATTGTAATAGGTGAATCGAAATATCAATTGGGGATTGGTGGTATTCATTCCACTGAACATAAACAAGCCATAGTGCCAAAAGATAACGAAATGCTTTGTGATAGAGATGTTGCTTCATATTATCCTGCGATTATTTTAAATTTAAGGTTATACCCCAGACATCTGGGACCTTCTTTCCTATCTATTTATCAAAGTATTGTAGACGAAAGATTGGAAGCTAAGAAATCAGGCAACACTTTAGTTAACCAATCACTTAAGATTGTTATCAACGGTTCGTTTGGTAAATTAGGTAGTAAATGGTCCATCATGTATGCACCTGATCTAATGATGACCGTAACAATGACCGGTCAATTGGCTTTACTTATGTTGATCGAAAGACTAGAGATAGCAGGAATTAAGGTTATCTCTGCAAATACCGATGGCTTTGTCTCTATCTTAGATAAAAAACTATACGAAATCTATGATGACATTTGTTTTCAATGGGAGTTAGATACTGCATTTGAATTAGAAGAGACAAAATACAAAGCACTTTATTCAAGGGATGTTAATAATTATGTTGCTATCACTGATTATGGTCATAAAGGTAAGGGCATTTTTAACATCCACCAGATTACTAAAAATCCTGCGGCAGCAATTTGTGTTATCGCTGCAACAGAGAAACTTATTAACAATAAGTCTATAGAAGATACTATCTATGAATGCACAGACATCAATCAATTTCTAACTGTTAGATCAGTTACCGGTGGTGCAGTCTGGAAAGGACAATATTTAGGAAGAGTTGTTCGTTGGATTTATTCAACAGACGGGGAGAAGATAACTTATAAGAAAAATGGTAACAAAGTACCTAAGTCAGATGGGTCTAGACCTGTTATGGAGTTGGACGGTATGGTTGATGATCTCGATTATGAGAGATATTGCACAGAAGCAGAAGGCATCTTAGAAGATATAGGTTATTTGTAAAATATATTTTACAAAGAGTAAAATGTAGATATAATTAATTGTTTTTAACTACAGGAGAATAACATGGAACAATCAGAAAACTCGATGATTAGAGCTATTGCAAAAATGCATCTGAAATTCGGTATTACATCAAGACATCTTAAATGGTCAGAGGATGAAAAAGATTTTAGACTTTTAGCAATGCAAGAAGAATTAGACGAATATATGAATGCAGTAACCAAAGAGGAAGAATTAGATGCTTTAATAGATCTGATCGTCTTTGCAATGGGTACTGCAGAACGACAAGGCTTTCTTGAAGTATTTGAAGAAGCTTTTATGAGAGTTATGAGAGCTAATTGCAACAAAGAGTTAGGTACAAATGCCAAAAGAGGCAATTTTCAAATTGACTTAGTTAAACCAGAGCACTGGAAGTCACCTATATTAACTGATCTTGTTGATATAGATAATAGACAAATAGAAATGTGGGATTATAAGCACGAGGACTTACAAAATGGGTGTTGAAGAAACGTTAGAACAAAGAGGTGGCAGGTATGGAACTTTTGAAGCCAATGCCTATATAACTCAAGAGCTTATGAGGGTTATAGCGCAAGGAACTAACTTCCATTTATTATCAGACATACACAAAGAAGCATATCACATGATCATGCATAAGATCGGTAGATCAGTAAATGGAGATCCTTGGTATGATGACAATATGCATGATGTTATTGGTTATGCTAAACTATTAGAAGATTACATTAAAAAGCACAATGCAAATCAGGGCTAGCAAAATTGAATACGGAATACTTAGAGCCAGAGAATCTTTATATCATTATGGTGAGAACGTTGCAACTGAGAATTGGCAGGGAGACACTTCCCCTTTTGAGTTTCTAGAAGTTTTAAATATGAATATTGAAATGCCAATGTGCGATAACTTAGAAGAATTAACAAAACAAAGCCAACCTT